AAAGTTGACGCAAGCCGGATGACTTCCCGAACCGTTGATACTCACAAGGTTAAAATCATAGGCGATTATGACGAGGCAAACCCCAGCCGGGGAAATATATTCGTTGAATACACCGACGATAATAACCAAGAGCATAACAACTTGCCCACTAATTGGAGTTTTGGCCAGTTGTCACAACTTGCCGGTGCCCCTGCCGGATACCTTAGAGATTTGCCCGCACCGATAGCGGCGGACTGTATTCAATGGGGTTTGAAATATAACCGGGGTAAAGAGTTAATCAAAGTATATGGCAACCAAGCCCAAGGCGGGGAATTGCGAGCCGCAACCGGCCCAGATTATGGCCGTATTTTTGATTGGGAAATATTAGAGCCCATCAAAAACTTGGTTGAGGATAGCGGCGGACGTTGGAAGGTGCCCGGCATGATGACCGGAAGCCGTGACGGCATGGCGGTTTATGATCCAGAAATCCCCGTGACAAATGAAACCACAACTTTATTTGCGTCGGATCGTGACGTTTTTGTTTTCCTTGTGGATGACCGCAATCCCATTGAAGTTGGCAAGCTTGCCAATGGCGAGCCTGATTTAATGTTTCGCGGGTTCTATGCATGGAATAGTGAAACCGGAAGCAAAACCGCCGGGATTGCTGCAATGTATTTGCGCGGCGTTTGTATGAATAGAAACTTATGGGGCGTTGAAAACTTTCATGAGATTAAAATTCGGCATACTAAATTTGCGCCGGATCGTTTCGCAATGGAAGCCCGCCCGGCGTTGCAATCGTTTGCCAATGGGTCAACCTTTTCTTTTGTGGAAGGTGTAAAGGCCGCGAAGGATGCAAAGATTGCAAGCGACGATGAGGAACGTTTGGAGTTTCTAAGCAAGCGGGCCGGACTATCTGGACGCATGGCAAAGGCCGCCGCCGCCCGCCATTTAAAAGAGGAAGGCCGTCCGGTGGAAACCGTCTGGGATGCGGCGCAAGCCATAACTGCGATAGCCCGCGACGTTCCACATCAGGACGCCCGCATTGAGGTTGAAAGAAAAGCCGGTGCCCTATTGGATAAAGTAACCGCCTAAACCTTTTCTATATATTAAGACATTGGCCCGCCATTGCGCGGGCCTTTTCTATGTGGGCTTTACTTTATATAATTTTATATATAATTAGATACCAAGGCCCGGCATACCGTCGCGCCATAGGAGTTGAAAACATGACAAAAATATTTGACGTAAATTTTCGCGCTAGTGATTTAATACTTGATCGCGTACTAAATCCAAACCGTGACCCGGAGATAGGCAACGCCCGTCCGCATGACCTTGTGGAAGCTTGCGGCATTATCCCGGATTTCTTTTGTTCCGCATGTTGTGAAGCCCAGCAAGTTGACCCTTTAAAACTCACTCTTTTAGATATTGCCGATAAAATGGACGCCGTTTACGGTCACGGCGGGTTTGCTCAATATCCCCTTAAAGGTACGTTAGAGGCAAACGGCGTCTATTCTTATCCGGATGACCCAGACTTGCACCCGCTCGCCCGGTTTTCATTTGAAGATAGATTTGTTTTGTATGTTTACCAGTACGGGATTTGCGCGATTGTAGATGAAAAAGTACCGTCTAAATATAGGTGGTCACCTACTCACTATATCGCAAGGTTCGATTAATGTTTAGTTTTCTATATTGGGTTTGGCGCGACGTATCCCCCGCGCCGTCTATTGCTGCTTTGCGGTTCTCTATTGCGTTCCGCCGGTTTGAAGGCATCCGCCACGAATAAACCGCCCACTATATAAGAACAACCGGCCCGCCATTGCGCGGGCCTTTTTCGTTCAATACTTTACTTTATATAAAGTTATATATAAGTAGATACATAAGGCCCGGCATACCGTCGCGCCATAGGAGTTAAAAACATGATCGATCTAAAATCAAATCTTGACCGTTTAGAAGACAGCGCATCAACCTTTTATAAGCGCGGCGGCAACGACGGCGCATCAACCTCCCTTTCTTCCGGGGATGCTTTACAAACCGCAAGCGATATACGCGGCGCAATTCAAGACATATCAAACTTGCGCGATAGCAACGCGATACTTGAGCGCAATATCAAGGAAATGTCCGCCGAAATAAACACGTTGAAAACCGCGCCGGTTGATTTGGGCACCGTTATTAACGATGCAATCAATGGACGCATTAAGGCCGCCTTAACCGATAGCCGCCAACTGGACGCACTGGAAGCCCGCCTTGAAGCCGTTGAAGACTTTAAAGAGGAATTAGACACCGATAGCATATCGGGCCTTGAAAGTTTCGTTGATGACCGCATTGAAAGTTCAGAGATGGACGGCAACCGGGATGACGCAACCCGCGATACAGTGCGCGATATGATCCGGGACGGTGATATTATCGTGACCGTTGACGTTTCATAACCGCACCCAATAACCGCCAAACTGGCCCGCCATTGTGCGGGCCTTTTTTATGCCCGTATTAAATAGTTAAATAGGGCGCGGCCCGCCGCCCGGACGTACCGCCAAACGTACCGGGCACCGTGGGCCGTGGGCCAATTGCCGGGCATCGATCCCAGCCGGGAACGGTTAACGATCCCAGCGGGCCGGGATTACGCCCAGCCGGTGGAAATTAAATCGCGCACCATTCGCCGGGCTCAACGATCCCAGCCCGCAAAAATTAAGCCGGGGTCGATCCGCCGGGGTCACCGATCCCAGCGCCGCGAGCCGCCTTCGATGTCCAGAAAAAACGGCCCGGGGCCCCTAAGTATGAGGCTCAAACGCCTTGATTTTTCCCTAAAAAACCGCGATCCGCGAGCAACGGCCCGGGCTTCTACTAACGCAGGCATGAGCCATGTTTCTGACAAATATTCATCAGGTATTTCCAACAGAGGTTAACTGTCTTATAATAGCGTTTAAAATCGCATACATTTCGTGGATTGTTTCACGTGAAACATTTTAAAATCTGCGTCACAAAAGTTACAGGGGCCCCCTATGAGTTCAGCAAATTCCGTGATCCTAGAAGAGAAAAAATTAAAACTTGAGCTAAGACTCGCGCAGCTTGAGAAGAACGAGAAATGCCAAAAAGATTTTTTAACTTTTGTAAAAACAGTATGGCCTGACTTTATCGCGGGCCGTCATCATAAAATCATTGCTGAGAAGTTAGAACGCGTGGCCCGTGGGGAGTTAAAGCGTTTAATCATCAACATGGCTCCGCGGCACACGAAGAGTGAGTTTGCGTCCTTCTTGTTTCCTGCGTGGATGATGGGCCAGAACCCGGGTATGAAGATCATTCAGGCGACACACACGACTGAGTTGGCGGTTAACTTTGGCCGTAAAACGAAGAACTTGATTGAGAGTGATGATTTCAAGGAGGTGTTTCCGGGCGTTAAGTTGGCTGTGGACAGTAAGGCCAGCGGGCGGTGGGACACAAGCAACGGCGGAATGTACTATGCTGTTGGGGTCGGGTCGAACTTAGCTGGTCGTGGTGGAGATTTAGTGATTATTGATGACCCGCACTCGGAGCAGACTGCGATGAGCAACACTGGTTTTGAGGATGCTTGGGATTGGTACACTGGGGGCCCCCGGCAGCGTTTACAGCCGGGCGGTTCGATTGTTTTGGTACAAACCCGGTGGTCAGAGAAGGACATGACGGGTCAACTTTTGAAGGCGCAGGCAAAAAATCCATTAGCGGATCAGTGGGAGGTTGTTGAGTTACCGGCTATTTTTGAGGACGGGACTCCTTGTTGGCCTGAGTATTGGAGTTTGGAGGATTTGACCTCGGTCAAGGAGTCTATTCCACCGAGCAAGTGGAACGCTCAGTACCAGCAAAATCCTACGGGTGAGGAGAATGCTATCATTCGCCGTGAGCAATGGCGGTGTTGGGAGAAGGAAAAGATACCTCAGTTGGAGTATGTTATTCAGAGTTATGACACGGCGTTTAGTAAGAAGCAGACTGCGGATTACAGTGCGATTACGACGTGGGGTGTGTTTTATCCTAACGAGGGGGGCAGTGGTCCTAATTTAATTTTGTTAGACAGTCAGAAGGGCAGATGGGATTTTCCGGAATTAAAGCAGATTGCTTTAGATAATTATAAATTTTGGGAACCTGACACGGTTATTGTTGAGGCGAAGGCTTCAGGGACCCCTTTGACTCAGGAATTACGAAACATGGGGATACCTGTTGTAAACTTTACACCTTCACGTGGAAACGATAAGGTAACAAGAGTTCACAGTGTTTCACCATTATTTGAAGCTGGAATGGTTTGGGCCCCTGACGAGACGTGGGCCGATGAGTTAATTGAAGAGGTCGCGGCTTTTCCGAACGGGGAGAATGACGACTTGGTTGATAGTATGACACAGGCACTTATGCGCTATAGACAAGGAAATTTTGTCCAATTGCCAACAGATGACTGGGAAGATGAGGAAAACTCTGTTAGAGTGGCGGCATACTACTAGAGGGAAGGCGCAAAAATGGATGGTACTGCGGTAAATTTAGGTATGGCGGGAACGCCTTTGTCGTCGTCACTACGTCCTATATTGCGACCAGAAAACTTTAGGGGCCCCGGTCCGGGGGCGATGAGTCCTGTCCCGCGGTTCACGGACCTTACTCCACAAGATCAAGAAGAAAAAGTTTTTGATCGGCAAGAGATGTTGCAGGGTGGTGGCGATTTACGATTTTACGACTCGGGTCAAGATTTTAAACTTGACCGCCGTAAATCTCCTACGGGTCCTGCGTTTGGCGATGATGCTGTTCAGCTTCTGGAAGAAAGAGGCGTTGGCCGCGTTTTCTATGACAAGATATTTGGTGATGATCCTACGAGGGGTATTAGTAAGTCTGCGCGTCCGGGCAGTGAGCGGTACGAGGATTTTTACCCGTCTTCTGATGGAGACTTTCAAAGTTCTCTTATAGATGAGTTTGGTTATCCTTCGGTTATAGACCCTGAAACGGGACGGCGGGTTATTCCTACGGACAAGGAACTTTATTCGGAGAGAATGCGTACTGAACGCGCTCGGCAAGATTTACCCACTTACCAAGAATTGGAAGATGCGCGGTCTCATGGCCTAGCTTCTGCGGTATTAGCACAGAAATATGGTCCAGAATCTGCTAAAAAGGCAGGTGATTTTGGTGAGTTCATGGATCGGTTCACTCCTTTGGGGAGTGCTTCTAATGACCGGGACATGGAAATGGACCTACGCAACAACGCGGTTGGCATACAATTATTTAAAAAAGCGGGAATAGATGCTACTTTAGAGGAGTTAGCGGAAACTGTTGACGGAAAGATATTAGAGCAATTAGAAGTAATCATGGGGCGTAGCCGCGAGGAAAGAACAACTCCTGCCGAGGGTCAACCTAACGCTCCTGCAAATTTTAAGTCTCCCGAAGAGGGTTTCGATGTTTTTTACCCACGCGACAAAGATGGTTTTTTTGATACGACACGCGGTAATTATCAACAGTTTTTAGATTAGACCGCATAGGAGAGTTGAATGGCTGAAGAAAAAAATGGATACGCTAGTAGTTTAATGGACACTGGGGTCCCTTCTCAGATTACAGATGAGGAATTGTCTGCTGAGTTAGAGATTGAGCTACCGGACTCTCAAAACAATGTCATGGCTATGATTCAAGCTGATGATGTTGGTGAAATTGGCATTACTCCTACGGAAGACGGCGGCGTTGAGATTGATTTTGACCCTGCGGACCAACGTGGTGAAAGCATGGAATTTGATTCCAACCTTGCTGAAGAGATGCCTGACCGCGAGTTGTCACGCATTTCCAGCGAGATGTTAGCCGAGTACGACGCAAACAAGTCCAGCCGCCAAGATTGGGAAGATGCGTATGCAAATGGCTTAGAACTTCTAGGGTTTAACTACGAAGAGCGCACACAACCCTTCAGAGGGGCCACCGGTGTTACTCATCCTCTTTTAGCTGAAGCTGCCACTCAATTCCAAGCTCAAGCGTTTAACGAGCTTTTACCGTCTTCGGGTCCTGTCCGTACAGTTGTTATGGGCAAAGAGACTCGCAAGAAGGTTGAGCAGGGTCAGCGCGTTCGTCAGTTTATGAATTACTACATTACTAATGTAATGGAAGATTACACTCCTGACATGGATCAGATGTTGTTTTATTTACCGCTGGCGGGTTCTACTTTCAAGAAAACTTATTTTGACGAGACGTTAGATCGTGCGGTTTCCAAGTTTGTGCCTGCGGAAAACTTGGTTGTTCCGTATGAGACCACGGACCTCGACACTTGCCCTAACGTTACTCAGGTTGTTCGCATGTCGTTGAACGATTTACGCAAACGTCAGGTTATGGGTTCTTATTTAGACGTGGATGTTATCCCTGCCCAGCGCGAAATAACGGGTGTTGGTGGGGAAATAAACCGTATTGACGGTTTGGAACCTAGTCAGATTGATTATGATTGCACAATTTTGGAGTGCCACGTTGATTTAGACCTAGAGGGTTATGAGGAAGTTGACGAGGACGGCGACACAACAGGAATTAAAATACCGTATATAGTAACGATTTCTATGGATAACGGACAGGTTTTGTCTATTCGTAGGAATTACAGAGAGGATGACCCTAAGAAGAAAAAAATCCAGTATTTTACACACTATAAGTTTTTACCGGGTTTTGGCTTTTATGGACTAGGGCTCATCCATACGATTGGCGGTTTGTCAAGAACCGCCACGGCGGCATTGCGACAGTTGATCGACGCCGGAACGTTGTCCAACCTCCCTGCGGGTTTCAAAGCCCGCGGACTACGGATCAGGGACGACGATGAACCGTTGCAGCCCGGAGAGTTCAGAGATGTGGACGCGCCGGGAGGGGCTATCCGAGATAGTCTCATGCCGCTGCCTTTCAAAGGACCGGATCAGACATTGTTTCAGTTGCTTGGTTTTGTCGTAGAGGCCGGTCAGCGGTTCGCGACCATTACTGATTTGAAGGTAGGCCAAGGCAATGAGAACGCGCCTGTCGGAACTACTATGGCAATCATGGAACAGGGCTCGCGGGTCATGAGTGCTGTACATAAGCGTTTGCATTATGCGATGCGGTTAGAGTTCAAGATACTTGCGCGTGTAATGGGTGAGAGTTTACCGCAAGAGTATCCGTATTCTGTTGCGGGTGGCGACGAGACTATTATGGCGTCGGACTTTGACGACCGTATTGACGTTGTACCGGTTAGCAATCCTAACGCATTTAGTCAGGCCCAGCGCATTACTTTAGCGCAGACTAAGTTACAGCTTGCTACTCAGGC